CCTTTAAATTGTGAAGCAAGTTACGGACATAGTTATGGAGATTGTTGATGGATTATTCGTCTTTTTTATTAGAGGCAAAAAGAAACTTAAAATTATACGAAGAGGCGATGAGGAATAGAAAATATAAAGATGCAGAACAGCACGCATTAAACACATTAGCAGAACTTAGATTATTGACGGTATTGGCAAAAGATGCAGGACAAAAAGAATAAACCACCACAACCTAATATGACACAACAAGAAGTGGCAGAAGTCCTTGGAGTATCTCGTGCGGCGGTAGCTGATTTAGAAAAAAATGCGTTACGCAAACTTAGAATTGCCCTGAAGCAAAGGGGGTACACCATGAAAGATTTTTTTGGGAGAGAGTGATGAAAGAAATTAGAGATTTAGAAACACATATACACAGCTTGTGGGCGGTTAAAGAACAGGTTCATACGTTGATGTGGCGATACTTAGATCACCCCGAGCCTATGACAGAAGACGAAATGGCTAATCATTTACTGGCTATTGAATGCTCTCTTGATTTGTATTGCGAAAAGTTGTTTGACGAGTACAAACAGATTGCACAGCTCGACGAATACGCTCCGCCCGAAGCTAAAGCGTGGCGGGAAAAAATGCTAAAACGAATCTACAAAGAAAAGAAGAAAAAGAAATCAACCGACGACGATAGGTGCTAAATGGTCTACTTCATTGTTTTAGGTAGCATTCTTGTACTAGCAGTAGTAGGCATACTAACAGCACTATTTTGGAAAAACAAATGACAAACAAATACACATGGTCGTACTCATCACTTAGTTTATTTAAGCAGTGCCCCCATCGCTACTACCGACTAAAGGTGGTTAAGGATATTACCGAACCTATGGGCGAGCATTTAGTTTATGGTAACGAAGTTCATAAAGCCGCCGAAAATTACATCGGTAAAGGCACCCCCATTCCTGAGCAGTTTAGTTTTATGCAAGAACATCTTGACAAACTAAAAGACATTCCCGGCGAGAAACTGTGCGAAGAACGGCTAGGTCTAACCTATGACCTCAAACCATGCACCTTTTTTGCCAAGGATGTTTGGTGGCGCGGGGTGGCTGATCTTTTGATTATTCAAGATGACCGTGCCTATGTTATTGATTACAAAACCGGAAAGCCTAAGTTTGCGGAAACTGACCAACTAGAACTGCTTGCTTTAGCCGTTTTTAAACACTATCCGCAAGTCAAAAAAGTCAAAGCTGGGTTACTATTTGTAGTAGCCAACGACTTCATAAAAGCTAACTTTGAGCAAGATAGCGAGGGTACATATTGGAGCAAATGGCTAGAAGATACCAAGCGCCTAGAGGGGGCTATTGAAACAAACGTTTGGAACAAAAAACCAAACTTTTCCTGTAAGGGTTGGTGTCCTGTAACTGACTGCGAACATAATGGGAAACAACACTAATGCCATATACAAAATCACCAAGACCTTATAAAAGGGAATATGCCTTGCAAAAGGCAAGGGGCGAACACGAGAACCGCATGGAGCGCCAACGTGCTAGACGAGCCATTGATAAAAACGGCAAAGACGCAAACGGCAACGGTAAAGCCGATGCTCGTGAGGGCAAAGATGTTGCCCACAAAAAAGCTCTAGATAAAGGTGGTTCTAATAAACATGGTGTGTATATAACTACCCCTGCTAAGAATCGTTCGTTTAAAAGAGATTCACAGGGTAATTTGGTTTCTGAAGTAAGTAAAAAAGAACGCAAGAAAAAAGTTTGATGTTGTAGTGATGCCGTGAAGTAAGGTACGAGTGTTAGCGGCAGGGTTTTCATACACCCACTTAACCGTATCAGTTATCGTTGTCAGTTAGTTGATCTACCCTTTCGTCGATACAACTTCCCTCCTTGGGCAAAGAGATAACCGACTAGCACCCGTAAGGTGCAACTCAAAACATGTGTTTTGAGCGATTTGTCGTCGGAGAAGAGAATGCAAATTATAGAAAACAAAGCCTTATTACTAAAGGTTAAAGATCCAAATAGGATCACAACAGTAATACCAAAAAGTAAAATTTTAGATTCGGGCGAAGTTCTTGTTAAGTGGGGTTTAGAAGAAGCGCAGGTTCTTAAAAACTTAAAACTAAAAAACGTACCTTCCCCCATTACTGCTAATTATGGGTGGCCTGGACTCTACAAACCGTTTGACCACCAAAAAGAAACGGCGTCGTTCCTAACGCTACACAGACGTGCCTACTGCTTTAATGAGCAAGGCACAGGCAAAACAGGAAGCGTAATTTGGGCGGCGGATTATTTATTAACCATCGGCGCTATCAGGCGGGTGTTGGTTTTGTGTCCACTATCAATCATGCAGTCGGCATGGCAAGACGATCTATTTAAATTAGCTATGCACAGGACGTGTTCGATAGCCCATAGCTATTCAAGAGAGAAAAGAATCCGTGCGGTAAATAGCGGTTCAGACTTTGTGATCTGTAACTTTGATGGGCTTGGTATCATAAAAGAAGCCGTAGAGCAGGGAGGGTTTGACCTAATTGTCGTGGACGAAGCAAACGCGTATAAAACAGTCTCGACTACACGATGGAAAACATTGAACTCTATTCTCAAACCAAACACATGGTTATGGATGCTAACTGGAACCCCCGCTTCTCAATCCCCAACAGACGCATACGGACTAGCTAAGTTAGTAAACCCTAGCGGCGTCCCGCGATTCTTTGGTTCGTTCCGCGATACTGTAATGCACAAGATTACACAGTTTAAGTGGGTTCCAAAACCGAACTCAGAAAAGACAGTTCACGATGTATTGCAACCCGCAATACGCTTCACAAAAGAAGAATGTCTAGACCTACCCGATATGACGTACACAACTAGGGAAGTTCCGCTAACACCACAGCAAACAAAGTATTACGAGATCATTCGTAAAAACATGATTGCGCTTGCCGCCGGTGAGCAAATCACAACGGCAAATGCCGCGGCTAACCTAAATAAATTATTGCAACTATCTTGCGGTGCAGTATATTCCGACACTGGCGAGATCGTAGAGTTTGATGCCTCTACTCGCATCGGCGCACTCAAAGAAGTTATCGAAGAAGCTAGCCATAAAGTTTTGGTATTTGTAGCATATCGACATGCTATTGAGATTGTTACTGAAGAACTACGCAAAGCAGGTGTAACTTGCGAAGTCATATCCGGAGATGTAAGTCCCGGAAACAGAACAGAAATTTTTAAAGACTTTCAAACAAAAGATAATCCTAAAGTTCTTGTAATACAACCACAAGCCGCGGCGCATGGTGTAACACTAACTGAAGCAAATGTGGTGGTATGGTTTTCCCCTATTACTTCTGTAGAAACATATCTACAAGCCAATGCTCGGGTTCATAGGGCAGGGCAACGAAACCCAACAACAGTCGTGCATCTGCAAGGCTCGCCAGTTGAAAAGCGAATGTACAAGATGTTGCAATCTAAGATTGATATTCACACACAGATGATTGATCTCTACAAAAATATTTTGGAGGAAAGTACTTGACAATGTAAACAAACAGTATTAAATTATAGATATAACGATATGGAGAAGAGTATGGAAAACATTACAGCTGATAAGCTAGTCAAGACCTATATCAAGATCCGCGACAAACGTGCGGAACTTAAGAAGCAGGATGATGATCTTGAAGAGCAACAAAAAATAATCGAAGGCGAACTACTAGAAATATGCAAAGCAACAGGCGCAGAAAGTTTGCGTACTGAGTTTGGCACAGTGTCTCGCAAGATTAGCAAAAGATATTGGACGAGTGATTGGAGCTCGTTCTATGATTTTCTTAAGAAGCATGATGCGGTTGATCTATTGGAAAAAAGAATAGCGCAATCAACAATGTCTGCATTCCTTGAGGAAAACCCCGAGCTTATGCCTCCGGGGCTACAGGTTGACCGTCAGTTCACTGCGGTTGTTCGTCGTAAATAAATGGAGAAGATAATGAGCAAAGAACTTGCTATGTTAGATGGAGGGTTGCCCGCACACCTTAAGATTGCG